ACATTCGAACCGCCGCCGCCGACGTTCATCATTTGACGCGCCGCGCCGGTGCCTTGCTCAATGTTAAATTGATAGCCTGGCAGTCCCATGATTTCTTCGCGAGTAACTGGCTTAGTCAGTCCTGGCAGTAGTTCACCAATTCGCGTTAGCGCCCCGTAACCAGCTTGTCTATATGGTGCCTGCTGCTGGTTCTGAATGTCGAACATCTGCCTTTGGATGTCGGCTGCATATCGTGCTGCGTCAGATTGCTGTTGTGCGGCACCCGTTGCAGCTTTTGCCTGCATCCCTGATCCAATAAGACCAGCGCCAGCGCCTAGCAATAAAGCGGTTCCTGTTCCGATTGCCATTATGTCAACTCCTTAATAAACGTCCGTTCAAGCGGTCGAAAGCCAGCCCGACAGTAAACTTTTTCCATTGCCGCCGCCCGATCATCTTCCAAAGCAATCATAAACAGCGCCTTGGCATCTTTAGCTGCCGCCCAGGCTTCGATGGCCTTAAACATAGCTTGGCCCACTCCGCTGCCCCTGGCCGCGGGGGTCAGCCACCACCACAATTCCTGGGCGACTTGATAATCGGGATTGAAATACAGCGGGTAAAGTAAGCAGGAAGTCACGCCTACAATCTCGCCGCCCAATTCCCCGACCAGCAACAAAATACTGTCATTTTCCAATGATGCCAACAAAAATGCACGGGTTTTTGGGGCATTAAAGTCAGCCACGCCCATCATGGGCGACGCCTGATGGAAATCGTCCAACAACTCAATGTATCTGTCTAAATCTTCTACGGATGCTGGTCTGACCTTCAAAATGTCCCCCCGCCAATTCCGTCCAAAGCTGTCAATGTAGTAAATCGGCCAGTTTGCGGAATTACATTTCCGATAAGTGTATTGTTAATTGCCCCGCCATTAATAATTTCATATTCCACGCTTGTGCTTACAAATTGTGGATTTTGCAGCCATTGAATCCACTCACGCGACGGTCGCCCTGTTGTTTGTTCAATAAATGGGGAATTTGGAAATTTAATGTTGACGATGGCCATTAATTATCCCCCGCCGACGCCTTCAAATTAGCCGACACAATCACAGTTTTGACAGGATCAGTAACGGCCACTTCAAAAATGCGGTCACGCGCCCAGCCCAGCCGCCGCCAGATCGCTCGGTTGACGTAATTGCCCTGCCGCCCCATGCTGACCCAATGCTCGTTTGACCAAGTAGACCCGCCATCATTTGACCAGCGCAACATGGCTTGGGGATTATCGCCCTGACCAGTTGTCAGCCCTACTCCTGGTTGGAACTGAATCTGGAATTCTTCAAAATATTGGCGCTGCAAATCCGACGTAATGTGCGGGGCGCGGCGCAAGCGGCGTATCGGATTACCTGCGTCGGTGTATGTGTCAAAATCCAAACTATAAATCTTGCCGTTCTCATAATCGCCCACCAGGTTTTTGTTAGCAAACGCAATTGAGCAATTGCCTCTGTGGCGCTCATAAACCGCATTAGGGACATTCCAATATAACCACTTAAACCATTGGCCAGTCGTCAGGTCATAAACCCAAGTCAAATCAATTTGCGGAAAAGAAATAACATAAAACTCATGGCCTTCAATTTGAAATGACCAGGCTCGTGCATCTGATACATCAAAACCCACCAAACTGTTTTCAACAGCATGGGTCGAAACACGTTGATATTCGTAACCTTTCATCACGCCGATGGTGGCGGTTCCCAATGTATCGCGCCCCAAAAACATAAACGTTTCGGCAAACCTAGCTATCGAAAATGGTGCGCCGCAACCATTTTGTGATGCTGTTCCAGCCACTCGCTGAAATGGGAAAGTAATTAAATTTGGAATAACACTGCCAACGTTAATCCACACCTCGGTGGTAACTTCGCCTAACAAATACACTTGGCGGTGGTCAACAATTAAAGATACCAGCGTATCGGGCGACGAATCCTTTGACCCATATAAACCAGTCGTCGAAAGCGGCGAACCCAAATCAGTAACGGCCCAATCTCGCGTTCCAGGCTCGTTGTAGGCAATGTAATTGTCTACTGTGTCAACCAACGTTGCGCCTTGCCAGTCGCCATCACTTGCGGGCAATTTAATAAACGTGTTGGTGGTTACGACATAGTAATACCGGTTTTGGCCATCAACCAAATAAGCCGTCAAACCTTCCGCCGTCATAATGTTGTCGGTTATTGACACAGGGCCGCTGTTGGTTGTTAATGTTCCAACTTGGATATGGTTAAAATTTGTGTCTAGCCGATATACACGGCTTCCGCAAACAACAATCGCAAACTGAAGGCCTGACAATGCCCGCATTCCGAGCACTTCAGCGGATATGGGCAACTGAACCTCAGTCACCAATCCTGGGGTGGGATACAACGCCACAATCCCCCGTTCGCCTGGCTGTTTTGTCGGGTCGATTTCGGGGTAAAAATTGATGCACTCCTGATCGTTCTGATAGATCGACCGAGTGGTGTACGACGCGCCGACAAAGCCAAAATCTGCCATTTATTGCCCTTTTGTCAATTGAATCCGCCGTCTAGTATGAACGCCGCATCTTTCGGTCTGCCGGTCATCAATACGTCAGGATACTTGCTGACCTGTGGCGGCTTCATGTTCGTGCGCTTAACCGTAGCTTTCGCCTGTGCTGCGTAGGCAGATATTTGACTTACCTGAATCTGATTGATCTTGCCAAACATCGGCATTAGCCGTTCAGCCAAGCACCAGCGCAGGCACATATTGTAGCCCTGCGGAAATTGAATCGACCCGTACAGGTCGCCAAACTCGCGGAAAATGGTCTGCGTAAACAGGTGCATCTCGCCCTGAGCTGGGTTCGGCCACAGGTAGATCGTTCCCAGCAGCTCCGACGGCTGGTAATACAGCGATTTCGGCCACGGGCCATTTAAGGTTTTAAGGCCAATCGACTCGTATTCTTCGAGGCTTAGAATCGCAATCGGATAGTCCAGACCGCCCCCGTAGATGGGGACGCCGTTGCTGGTCGTATTAACCCGCACAAACGCGCTCTCAATAGTTAATGGACGCTCATAATAGGCGTCAATGATTTGCAACACCACGGGCGTTGTATGCACGCGGCTGACTGTATAAGTGCCGCCTTCATTAACGTTACCGCCCGCACCCGTGCCAAACCCGACGATGGTAGTACCAGACAGCACGCCAGGGCCGGTCAGGGTCATGCCCATTGTGATTGCGCCTTTTAGAACGCCGTCAGTGGGTACAGTTAAAGTCGTGCCGCTGATTGATCCGGTAAACCGCGCTGACACGTTACCTGATGGGCCAATGGTGTATTGCACCTGATTTTGGACGCACGGGAACACAATCTCGGTGCGATAAAACACCATCATGTTTTCGTTTGACCATTGGGCAATCATGTCGTTCAACATATCCAAGCCATCTTGCGCCTCGTCTGGGGTAGGTGTTTCGCCCGCAGCAACAGCGCCAATGTCTTTCATGGCCCTGGTAATGATGTCGATTGGCATAGTCATTTTTTTGCGCCCTTTTCAATAAATTTTGACCGCTTTATTTGCCCCAAGGCAAGCCGCTGCCTGTCTTTGGCTTTGTTTGCGCTTCAACTTGCGCTTGAATTTGCGTATCAATTTTTAATTTAATTTCTGCAATTTGTTCTTCGCTTAAAGCTGATTTAAGCCATCCAATAACAACATCTTCGGTCAAATCTTCATATTTAATAAATTTAGAAGTTTCATCTAATTCTATTTTTGTTGCTCCGCAGGTTTCACCAGAAAAAACGCCATCATTTCCAGAAAAACGCCAAGCAATAACATTTACAACATTTTGTCGGCCTTCATCAAAAATGGTAAATCCCAAATTTTCAATTTTCCAAATATATGTATTCATGATTTGTCCTTCTTTTAATGACGCTTGTAAAGCATAACTGGGCCAACCGAATAAGTAACAGTTACCACTGATCCTTGCGGAACAACGACTTGCTGAAATGTAGACAATGCAACCGCATACCCATCCAAATCAATTTGTGATACGGTGCCAGCCTGAACCAAAACAGTTACATCATTTCCGGTGTTGTTCGTATAGTTAAAAGGTGACGCGCCCACAACAATAGGAAAATAAGCGCTTGGGTTGTAACCAAGATTATTTGCAATACGTTTAGTTGTGCCAGTTGACGCATCAATAATTGCCGCTGTAATGTTGTCCAGCAAATTGTTGTTAGCAATTATGAATTTATTAGTTGCGCCAGCCAACAAAGAAATTCCAGAATTTTGTGGATTGGCTCCAGTGCCGACCAAATCGCCAATTCGATTGTTTGTAATTGAAAACTCAGTAGCTCCAGCCGCGACCGTAATTCCATTGAATGTGTTGATAGTTTTTTGGCTGTTTAAGCCAATCATGCAACCATCAATGCTAATTGTTTTTGGGCCAGCTTGAATCAAAATGCCATTTTCAGCATGGCCCATAATTCGAGTTCCAGCCCCAATAAACACCTCGCCACGGGAATTGCTGCCGATTAAAACTCCATTACCAAACAGGCTTGATCCGATCCACGAACCATCAATGTATAGACCTTCACCGCCATCCATTTGAACGCCGGTAACGTAAGAATGGTCTGTTTCCAAATCCCACGCAAATGTCCAAATCGGATAACTACTTCCGGTCGCTGCGGAATCTTGCATCGTGTAGCCTCTGGCACCATTCAAACAGGCGGCTTTATCAATTACTAACGAATAAGCATAACTGTCCTGAACGATCCAATACAAATTCGAAAGACAAACAAATTTCCATTTTGCAGTTCCGTCAGTAATTTGATCGGAAAAAACGGTTTGCGCGGTTGTCCCAGGGTAACCCGATGGAGAAGTTGAACCTGTTGTTCCAGATTGCGAACACTGCCAAATAATGCCATTGACTGCAACAATATCCCCAAGAATAAAACCAGTTGTTGCCGCATAAGACTTTACAGGCCCATATCCGCTTGGGTATGGGTTGTCAGCGCCAAAATTATCAATAACTAGGCGATATGATCCGGCATTAACAGCACCACCAAAATAAACCCCATTGCTTCCTAACATATAACGACACTGACAATTTGACACTACGCACTCAGTGGCCGTTACAAAACCAAAACCGTTGTAACCATAGTTTGCATTTACATCAACAGCTTGGCATCGAAATGCACTGTTAGTGAAATAAACAGCATATCCATTGGTTTTTTTGACCACTGGCCGAATAGCCATATTTTCAATGCCAGAAAACTGACAACTTGTAAAAGTTACATCGTTGCCGGTTGTATTTGCTGGCTGCAATACTGACCCGCCAATTGTTGAACCTTCACCAACCAAAGTGGTGTTGCTATTGGTTACGGTAATTCCTGTAATGCTATAAATGCCTTTGGGGAAAAAAATGTTTTTGCCAGCATTAGCGTCAATTGCCGCTTGAATTGCTGCGGTGTCATTTGTAACGCCATCACCAACCGCGCCGTAATCTTTGACGCTGATAGATTCGCGCAGTTTACTTTGAACAGTTCGAGCAACAGCGCCAATACCTGATTGCAAAAATCCAATCAAATTTGAACCACCACTTGCAGCCAGGCTGTTAATAAATTGCTGCAAATCTTCTTGAGTTGAAACGCCACCAATATTATCAACTGTCCAAATTTCATTGTTTGCCGCATCGGTCAACTTAAACTTGTACAAGTTTGGCCCAAGCCAGACCGATGCTTCGCCATACACATCCAAAATAATAGGATTTGTATTTGCGATCATCCCGCTAGATGACGTAAAAGTTGATTGCGGCGTAGTTGTGCCAGCTTGGTATGTATAAAGTTTGCCACCGACAAGTGGGTTGCCTGACAAATCAGTAAACTGCAATTTTGGCGGTGGTGACAAATTAGCCATAACTCAATCCTTTGTTAATTCTTGTTTACGTTGTGCAATGCACTTCATTATGATGTTGCCCCGCTTATCACAGTAAAGTTAATTGCAACGGCTTCAGATAATGAACCGCCCGTAACATTGGTAATTCGAATGTAAAACAATCCAGCACCAACAGTTGAACATTCAATTCGATAACTCAAACCAAACGCGGGTGACGCCAAAACTACTGTGTCAGTTGATGCAACCACCGAATTGTTTACCAAAAATGTTTCTGAAGCGCCAGCGCCCAAAGCGGCGCCATTCATCGTAATTTGACCAGTTGGCTTGTCTATTGTGACGGGCGTTGCTTTTGACGTGTTTTGCGTAACCGTACCACCAGCGCCGGTTGCGTAACCAAGTTTGGCCGCGCTAATAACTGACGCATTTCCTGAAGCATCAATTACAAATCTATCCGTTGCAGTAACGCCGCCAGCCGCGCTGGTTGCAAAAATCAGCCGCGCACTAATGTTAGTGTCGGACGTGTAAGTTGTAACAACCCCGCGAATGCTGGCAAGGTTGCGAATGTTTGTTCCACCATACCCTTGGAAAAACAAAGTTCCCATTGCGTCTGATGACGCCACGGCGGTTGGTGATGCAATTGTGCCGCGAGACTTTCTTAAACCAAAAGCAGGGCCGGTCGCGTCCGTTGATGCTCTGTTTGAAATAATATTGGTGCTGGAATTTCCAGTCATCAACAAAGTTGAATCAGTTGCGTTAAAAGCCTCAATTAAATTTGTCGCCGTAGCAACACCGACACCTAAGTTGGTTCCGGTAAAAGTAAGCGCCGATCCCGTCGTCAATGCGCTGGTGGATGAAGCATATAAAACACCGCCAGAAGTAAATGATGTTAGCCCCGTGCCGCCATTTGCTGTTGGCAAAGTGCTAGAAACCCCATTACTTAAATCAATTTGCGCCCACGCTGGATTATTATTTGCGCCAGTATTTGACAAATAACGCGTGGCTGACGTGTTTTTGGCTAATGAAGTAAATGTCGTGCCAGAGTTGTAATAAATTAAATCGCCCTGGCTGTAAGACGTTAAACCAGTACCGCCACCACTTGTTGGGACAACCTTCCAACCGATTACCTGAATGGCATTTGCATTGTCTTTATAGAACAATTTGCCGTCGGTAATGTTGATGGCAAGTTCCGACCCTAATGTGCTATTGGTCAAATTTCCAGCAACAGGCGCAGCCGCAGCCGTGCTGCTGCTATAAATTTGAATGGGTGTGAAACCGGTCTGCGCCATTTATAGCTCCGGCGTAAATGTTTGCGGCAACCACGGCGCTACCGCCTTTGGGACTTTCAGCGCCGCAATTTGATTTTCAAGATTGGTCTGGATCATCTGCCCAGCTTCAGCAGTCACCCACGCAATGACATCAGCCTCAACCACCTCAGCGAAATTCTTGCCGCCAGGCTCTTTGAAATACCACCAGCCCTCGGATTCAACGTCGCCGATAGAACACAAGTATTTCGCGGCGGTAATTACGCCTTCGTTGGCCTGAATATCTAAGATTCTGCAATTCATCAGAATGCCCCTCCACCGATGCCGCCGGTGGTCGTTAAAACGCCGCTGGACGGGTTAAATTTCAGCTTGGTCGATGATACGCTGATCGCCCGATTTCCCGACGTATTGTTGACCCAAGTAACGTAATAATCTGCGTTTGTCGTGGTGTCATCTGTCACCGCCACATTGTTTGCATTTGTTGCAGTTGTCGCCGATCCTGCCGACCCGTCGATGCTTACCCCTGTCAGACTTTGGCTGGCGCTTGTTCTGTTTAATGCAATCGAAGTCGTGCCAATAAACAGGCTGGAATTGCCCAAAACCCCTGACGGAATCGTGCCTGACAGTTGACCCGCTGGCAAGTTAGTAAGACTTGCGCCCGACCCGCTAAACACGGTCGATGTCAGCGTGCCGGTGCTGGGGTTGTACTGGTATTTTGTGGACGACGAAAAAAGTGTCGTTAAATTGCCGCTAGTTTGATTTGCAAATAGCGGGTAGAACGTCGAATTCGTGGTCGTGTCATCAGTGACCGTCGCGTAAGCCACTGGCGTGATCCAGCTCGGCGCACTTGTCCCATTACTCTGCAAGACCTTGCCAGAATCCCCAGCCGCAGACGCTAGAAACGCCGTTGTGCCTGTTGCGCTTTGGTACGGAATACTCGCCGCAGCCCCGCCTGCCAAATTCGTTGCGGTTACTGCACTTGTTGCGTTTGTGGCGTTGCCGACTGTAATCGTTGTGGGATTAGTCCATTGCGGCGCAGAAGCGCCTGCGGTCAAGATATGGGTTGCGGTGCCTAGATTCAGGAATGTAGTAGCGCCAGCACCCGATTGGTACGGCAAAGCGCCTGTTGTGCCACCCGCAAGATTCGTCGCGGTGCCTGCCGTACTCGCCGACCCTGCGCTGCCAGCCGTGGTTGCAAAACTGACTGACAAGCTGCTGGCTGCAACGTTTTCCCAGCGTTGGGCGGTGCTGTTGTATTGGATGACGCCCAGGTTGTTAAGGGTTCCAAATTGGACGTTGCCATCCGTGCCACCCAACACCGACCCATAAGTAACCCGTACAAACAAAATGCCGTTGTTTGTTCCAACGTTGACCACCGCAGCCATTAAAACGATGGCGTTTGGAATTGCTGGCTTAATCTTTGTTAGGCCGCCGGTTACCGCTGGGTTGTAGTACAGTTCATCGCCTTGTACCCAATTTTCAGCGCCGCCGGTGGTGTTGATTTGTTTAACCTCACCAAACGACACGACAAAAATCCATTCGTTGTTATTGCCGGATTCTGCCGCCACGCCCAAAACATATTGCGCTTGATCTTTGGTCAGCCCAGTTGCGGCTTTACCAACCAAACCGCCCGATGATCCTAGCGTACCGGCAAATGACACAACTTGCCCTTTGGTAATCGCGCCCTGACACTTGATCCGATAGAACTGTTCTTCACCAATTTTCTGAACTACGTTACCGTTCATTTGGAACGCTAACGTTTGAAACTGGTCGTTGCTGTCGTAGTAAATGCGCCCTGTCGCGTCGGTTGGCAGCGGGTTTTGCGTGGTGTTGAACTGAATGTACGTCGGCGTGGCAATCGACCCCGTGATGGCCGACATACTGGTGATGTCGTTGTTAGCGCCCAAAACCGCAGCCGACAAGTTTGCCCTGGCTCCCGCGGCGTCCGATGCACCCGTGCCGCCATGCAACACGGCCACGTCGGTTGCAGCCCAAGTTCCCGTGACAATCGTGCCAAGGGTGGTGATGCTGGTTTGCCCTGGGTAAGTGTCCGAAATCTTCAGGCCGCTGGCGCTGGCGTCCAGTGTCGTGCCGTTCAACTTGACCGAAAACGCGTTCGATATAAGTTGCAACCCGTTGCCAGCCGTGTACGTCCCCGCGCCGCTAAACTGCGTCCAAGGCATATTGGTCACGTTAATCGTGCCGGTCGATCCCGCCGTGGTCACCCAGCCGGTGGCCGATAGCGTTGCGCCATCCTCGATAAACGTAAACGCACCAGGCACTTCAGCCCAGTTATTCATGTCGGCGGTGCGCGTCCAACCCGATGCCGATGCCGCATAAATACCGTTTTGCGCCTGATTAGCCTGATTCTTGACCAAAATCCGGTCGCCAGCAGTCAAGGTTGATGGCCAATCTCCACTTGCCTGCGTACCCAGCCCAGACAGCGTAATGTTGGCAGTCGTGGTGTACAAACACGACGCCTTGATGTCCAGCCCTTGCGCAACAGAGTCAACGTAGGCTTTGTTTGCCACATCGGTGTCTGCCGTCGGGGTTGTAGCGACCTGCGCGGTCGTAAAATACGCCGCAGCCGGTACATTCCCACCAATAATCGACGAATCAATCGTCGAATTCGTAATTGTCAGCCCCGACTGATTCGGGCTAATTGGCGCAAAAAACGGTGTACCAGCAGGACCGACAAAATACTGAATGGCAAACGTCGGCTCAGGATCAAAAACGCCCTGAACCGGTACGATATTTGTCGTTTGCTTGCTGGCGACTTGATTCGCCATAATTTATCCAGCCGCCAGCGGTGTTACCAATAGCTCACCATTGGCTGCGCTGCCGATGATCGAAATAAAGAATTCATTTCGCGGCGCAGGCACAACGATTGGATAGTTCATAGACGGCGGCAGCAATACGCCTGGCACCGATGCGCCGGTCGATGGCACGGTCGGTGTAACCGTTGTCGCCGATGTTGTGCCAAGCGATACCGTTACCAGCGCGGAACCAGTGTTAATCAGCGAAACGTAATTGTTTTGAACGTTGGTATTCGGAACGATTTGCAACGCTGTTGATGCGCTGCTCGGTACGGTAATGCGGTAGGACGGGCCGTTGGGTCTAAAACTTGGCAGCATAGCTTTGCCCTTTCATTGATTTTAATGAGAAAAAGCCACCCCATCAGGGGCGGCTTCTTCGATGACTATTCCATGCTGATTAGGGCAGGAAAGTCAGGTCGTACCCGTAGATATACACATCGGCGGTAGCCGCTGCGCCCTGTGCAGTCGTGCAGCGAATGTACAGATTGTCGCCGGTCAGCGAATCGGTATCACTTGCTGCGGTCACAACCACTTTGTCGCTGGCCGAGTTGCCGGTTAGCGCATAAGCAGTTTTGACTGCCACACCAGTTGCGCCGGGGCCGCTGTAAACAGCCAACTGCGCAGTGGTCAGGTTCACGCTGGCATTAGCCACGATGACATCCTGAACGCTCCACGATGAGCTATTAACAATCGGCGCAATCGTGTCAGCGACAGAGTTAAGGTTGACACCCTGCGCACTAGCCAACAGGCGATAAGCCTGATTGGTGGCTAAGTTCGATGGGTGGTTGGTTTGGGTACTTGCTGGTCCTGGATTGCTCATGTCAGTTTCCTTTCAATGTTAATTAGGCTGCGACACGGCAGGCCAGTTCTTGATACAGCGGTGCCCAGCCATACAAGACATCCAGACGGGTCGGGATCGAGTCGTTGTTGATCGTGTACTGACGAACAATACGCATCGACAGACCAAGCTCTTTATCCGACGCACGGCCAGCGAAATGCACACCGTCAGGCAGCTCAAGATCAGCAGTCGCCAGCGTGAACGCATTGCGGTGCATGATGATGTTCTGCGGCGATACGGTGCCGGTAGCCGAAGTGCCAATCGAGAACGGGGTGACAGTCGCAGTAGCCGAAGTGGTTGGGATCGTAACGTTCTGGAACTGACCGCCAGTGATGATCGCTGGAACAACAGTAACCGAGATTGTCGAAGAACCCGCACCTGTAACGGTGGACTGAACCACGAAGTTACGCGCCTTGTTCGAACCATACGCCTGACGGTTCTGTGGGTTGACCGCAAACACGTTAGCGATCTGGATTACATCGCCTTGACGCAGGGTCAGGCCAGTTGAGTGGGTCAGGGTGATGGTCGATGACGATGCCCAGCCGGTCGAGATACCGATTGACTGAGTGTTAGCTGTCAGCGTGCCAGCGGTTGTAGTCCACGCGCCGAAAGTCTGCGCAACAACGTTCTGATCCATCTTCCAGTTCATACCGCCCGAATCACGGCCCATCAGACCTTTCTGATACTGGTCGCTCACTTGCGATTGTGGGTTGAACAGACCTTTGAGGCTGTCAACGATAGTCGCCGAAGTGAATGGCTCGATGATGCAAGAACGACGGCCATCACGCGGTGCGCCTTCCGAATCCAGATACGCCTGTGCGGTCAGGTAAGTAATCAGGCCGGTCGGTGGCGTGCCAGCGGTTCCAACGATGTTAGCGGTGCTGTTCTTAGCCGTTGTCAGGCCGTCAAAGTCGATCTTGTTGGCGATAGCCGCCACTGCAGGCTTCAGAACGCGGTCGCTGAACATATCGAGCGACAGTGCCAAATCTTGCGTGGTGAACTGGGTGTCAACGTGGAACTGGGTCGACAAAGTGACAGGAATGCTGGTTTCGTTGAAATCTTCAACGTTCAGCGCAGGGCCGGTCGTACCGATGAAACGGCCAGGACGACGGACGTTCAGGGTGTTACCGATCTTTGCGCCTACGACGGCAAATTGGTCGTCGTATTCGCGGTTTACTTCGGACGAAAAGGTTAGTTCGTTTTCCAAGACCATCAACGCTTCGTTGGTGATCTTGCTAATTGTAAGCAAATTGTTGGACATTTCTATTTCCTTTTAGAAAAGGGTGTTAATCAGCGGATTTTCCGGCTTGCGCGGGCGGCTTTCCATTGCTGATAGGTTCCGTGGAAATTGCCATCGGCATCCAAGTTCCCATCAACTGTACTGACCGCGCCTCGCAACGGATTAATCGGCGCTGGCGCTTTTGACTTCCCAACAACAGCTTTAGGTTCCGGTTCTTTTGCCTTATCGAAGCGTGCCTCGATCTTCCCAATCTCACGAATGGCAGAAACTGCGGACATATCGGCCAACTTCTTTGCATAGTCGGTGTTTTCAGCCAACCAATACAAAATTTTTGGCCCATGCTCTGACTCGATGATTGCATCGCGTACAGGATCGGATACCCGAACCTCACTGCTTTGCACCATGTCATCAAAGTCTGGTAACTCGTTCTTGGCAGCATTCACTCGGTCAGCCCACGCAGAAAACTTCGCTTCCTGCTCTGCTGCCGCTTTACGCGCCTTTTCCTCGTTATCCCGTTCCAGCAATTTCTTGTCAGCGGTATATTCAGCCAACGCTTTGGCGTATTCGAACATATCGTTGAACATCTCCGGCTTGGGTTCCTCGCCTAGATCGCTCTCTGGCTTTTCAGCCGGTGGATTGACCTTCGATTCGAGTTCCCGCAGCCGTGTTTCCAAAACCTCCCGCGCTTCACGTTCCCGCCGCGCTTCATCTCGCGCTGCTTCCCGCTGCTTGGTTATCTCTGAAAACCGCCGTTCTAGCTTAGGATTCGGCTTCTTTTCCTTAGCCTCATCTGTTGCTGTCGCGTCCTTCCCTTCCCCATCTTGTCCACTCTGATCTGCCTCGGCTTCCGGCTCGGTAGCTTCAGTGCTTACCGCCTCGTCTGCTGGCTTGTCAACTAGACCAAGTTTCTGGGCTGCGAATTCCGCTAGATTCTCACTGGTCACCACATTAGCGGCCAGTCGTTCTTGCACTTCAGACATAGGTTTTCCCTAAGAATTGACCCGGTGTTCCCGCCGGTAGGTTTATTGTCATCCTGTATTCATTCGTTGTCAAACCATCGGCTGCTGCGGCGGCATTTCCTGCGGCATAGCCTGCGCCATCTCTTGCGGCATTTGCTGCATTTGCGCCATCTCCTGCGCGGCGGCTTGTTGCATTTGCTGCCCTTGCATTGCTTGCAAAATCAATTCCTGCCCTGCCTGAATGAACGGGTTGCCGGTTTCGTTGACTTCGCCCTCTGCAAACTGCATCTGTGCGCGTTGTTCGGCATCGCGTCGGGCGATCTCAGCGTTCAATGCATTTACCGGCACGCCCGCCAGCACCAGCCTTAACATCGCATCCACCTCGACCTTGTTCTGGTCGGTGGTAGCTTTTAGGTTGGCTTGGTTAATCTTGGCTTCATTAATCGTGTCGGTGTTGTAGGCGCGGCTGATGACATCCATCAACTTGCGGCGGCTTGCGCCTTCCTCGCGGATCTGGGCGACCTGACCACGGTTCTGAATCTCTAGCTGCATAGCCATCATTTGCTGTTGCATATCGGCAATCGTCTTTTGCGACTGCAATAGCTGCATCTGCGCCTGCGGTGGGATGTCAGATTTCGGATCAATCTGCGAAATTGGGTTCATTGCGGCCAAGCGGTCTGCAATGATGTCCGCGCCTGGGAAATCCATGTTGCGGAACAATAGGTCGCCAGCGGCTTGGAAAACCTGCGGGTCAGCCATCAGCGGCATCATGGTGTCCACAGCTTGCTGGCGCTTGCTGTTGTAGCCAGGGCCGGTGTCCATCACCACATCGTATAGACCGACCGTAACATCATTCAGCACGTCGCCCGTGGCTTCGACTTCGTTAATCGTCACCATGTCAGGCTTGCCATCGACCCCAATGATTCGCAGCACGCGCTGGGTGTCGTAAATCTTAGGAATCAGGTCGAGGATGATCTTGCCCGTGTGCTTAATGCTGCGGGTCATGTTGTCGTAAAAGTGGAAGTTCGACAGATCGACCTGCTGCTGCTGGCCCTGCAATGCCTTGCCCGATATATTGCCCGGCAACGCCTGCGACGGGTCAAATATGCCCAGCACGGTTTTGAGATCGTCCGAAATGGCGCTCGACGCAACCATAATGCCATCGGGCGGCGGTTCCGGCTGGATGCGCTGCGGCACCGGCGCGGGCACGCCCTCGATGTCTTTTTGCTTATAGCGCAAGACCGGCGTTGATTTAAGGTTAGCCAGCGCCCATTCGCTCTCGTGGCCTTCGTCTTGACCCTCGGCGATCAGCCACTTCGGTTTCGGTGCCAGCGCGATGGATTCGGTCAGTGCTGTGCGCCAGAAGTTAAACATCCGCTGCGGGTCTTTAGCGAAGCGAACAAGCCCGTATTTCTTGCGCTTGCCCTCGACCACAACCTGCGCACCGTAGCACGGGATGATCGGGATATATTTGCCCGGCCACTCGCGTTCCTCCAGCACTTCCATCGCGGTCAGCTTGCACCACTTGACCTTTTTGCGGAACGTCGGGCGCTTGTCCAGGATTGTGATCCCGCTGGCTTCCATCATTTCGGCGCTGGGCAGCTCATCCTGAAACACCTTCGTGCCGTCAGAAAGCAGGACCAGCGTAGCTTTCTCGCGCTCGATGTACCAATACTCAGCCAGCCGGATGTCCTCTTTGGTCACCCATTCAGCGTCAGAATCGCCCGTTGCCCGTGCGCTAAAGTTCGCCCCATCGTCAGCGCCAGGATACTGCTGACGAAATAGTTCTTTGGCAACCACGCTGGTAATTAGGCAACGCTCGGCATCCGATCCATCAGGCAACACGCTGTTCGGGTCGAAATAGACCGAGAACGGGTCGTCAATTGCGTCGATAAAGATTTCCTGATCGAACGAATCGTCAGAAATGTAATTTGTATTGACCCGCCAGTAACCCCAGCCCATCTTGACTGCGTACTCGAATGCGGTGTCGTAAGCGGTATCGGCGCTGGAATTGACCTCAATGTGCCGCGTGATCCCCTCGATGACTTCGGCGATCTTTAGGTCGCCTTCGTTGTTGACCGGATGCACCTTGATGCGTGGACGCTGCTGGCGTTGCTGGTTGGTCACCTGCCGCACATAAGCGTCAATCTTATTGATGGTCAGGCAAGGTCTAGATTCTAGGTTGCGGCTGTTCTGAATCTCGACCGGCCACTGGTCACCAGCGGCAAACTTCAGATCGCCCAGCGCCTCTGCGCGGTTTTGGCTGTCAGCAGTGCCGACCAACCGTAGGAATTTGATGGCCTCGCCAATGCGCCCATCCATATCCATGTCTTGATACGCCATGATTGTCCTTTCAGCTCATCCAGCCGCCAGCGTAAGCGACCGCAGGCTTTTTCTTAACTTTTGCGGGTTCCCGCACCATCAGCGCGATGTACCTAAATGCGTCAGCCCCGTGCGAATATCTGTCGTGCAGCGGATTCCTGCTGAACTGGCCGGTATCAGGATCAACCTCATAGCGGTAATGGCGCAAGCAGTTTAGACCATCTGCGGTATTTTCTCTATCAAAGTAGCAATTCGGGAAGATAGTTCTTGCGGCGTTAATCGAATCAACCACCGGCACGCGCTCCAATACCCGCGTCTTAAATCCTGCGCCTCGGACGATGTCCTCGATGCTCCGACCTGCGGCGGCCAGCGTCTTGTTCTGCGCATCGTGCGGAAGCCAGATCGTGTCGTACACGTAGCCAAAAGACTGCAAGTCAGCCAGATAGCTGGTCATCGTGCGCTGGGTGTCCTCAAAGTATCGGATCAATGTTTACTAATTCTTCCCTAGTAACCGTATAATGAGCAATAGATGGACGTGTGAAAAATAATCCCTTAGGCGCGATATGTTTTTTTGGATCAACTTTTTCTACTAATCCTGAGGCATTACCAAAAGA